AAGAGCCACCCTAAAAAGTGGCTTTTTTTATTATGCGTATCGCAGGGATGTTTTATTCCTGTAAGATCCATTCAAGTATCCTACAAGTGTTGTAGCCTTAATCCCGTAGCACTTTGCAGCAATTGCCGCAGATTCAAAAAATACACCAGTAGAAAGGTCTACCACTATTTTCATTAGTTTTTCTGACATGTTTTTCCTATCTTTTAGTAAACTTTGTAAAGCGAAGCTGTGCTGTTATTTTGCATGGTAACGCTTAGTTGCAATGAGGTGATTGCGGCTGGCCCATTCCAGTTTCTAGCCGCAAAATAAGTGTAGTTTGTGCCGCTGTTGCTTCCAGTAGTTACCTCTATTGCGTGAGGCTTAGCGCCGTTAGATGTGTAATTACTAAAATAAATCTGTCCACTATTGAAAGCATTGACTTGCTGATAACCGCCCCACGAACTGTTTCTGCTGTTGGTTCCGACATAACTATTGACTGCCTCTATTTCTTTTCCTGAAATCCCACTAGTTGAGCCATTGATAGCTAAACCAATGTTGCTGGTAACGCCACTGCCAGTTTGGTAGACTACAACCAAATCAATTCCGTCTTGCGGTATGTTTTCAAACAAAATTGAACTAGCCCCGCCAGCTCCAACATTAACTGTTTGTATCAATTCATAAGACATTATCCCTCAATTCCGTAAAGGTGGAAAGTTGATGAGGCGGCAAAAGTCCCACCGCCACCAACAATCTGGATGCTTGTTATTGCAGAGTATGATGGCCACCTGCCTGTTTGCATCTCTGTCCCAGTCCCAGAGCTAGTAACGGACTGTCCTGCTCTTGACAAAAACATTTTGTGCTTGTCTGTAGCGCTGTAATCCATTATGTGAGTGTAAGACAGGTTGCCGTATGTGGCGTTAGCCCATGTGCGCCCTGTTATCAATCCCGCATTGGCAGAGGCGGTTTGCAACTGATTTGTGTTTGTGCCGTCTCCACTCATAATTACTGATGAATAAAAACTAGATGAGCTGTTATTAAACCTTACAGCAGGGTAAACATCTGAGACTCCCTTGGCGTAAACTATCAAAACTAGGTCTCTGTAATCTTGGCTGATACCAGCAAATTCTACACTTGTAGCACTTGCTGTTAGCGTTGAACTTGCAATCAAATCATAAGTAGGTGTGGCCATTATTCTCCCCGTATTCCATAAACGCTAAATCTGGTCCCAGCGGCAAAATTGTTGTCCCACATGTTCATTGTCACGCTAGTCACCGCACCAGAGGAACCATAATAAATACCTGTGGCAAGGTTAGTGCTATAGCCATGGTTAGGGTCAGCCGCTCCAAACAAAGTTCTGACAACTGGGACTTTAGAGGTGTTGGTAACATCTAAAATGTCTGACACCATTGCACCGTAGCTTCCATCATTAGAGCCAGTGTAATTTCTAACACCCAAGCCGTTCAATCTCATGGTGCCATCATTGTAAGTAACTGAATTGCCTGATCCATACCCCCTCAAAGTGTGTGTTGTGTAGTCCAGGGCAGTAACGCCGTTTATGTAAACCCTTACTACATCCCCAGTGGTTCCATCTTTTCTAACAGTTCCTCTAATTTGAATGTGCTTGTATTCAGAACCCCAGCCGCTAAGGATTATGTTTTTAGCACTTCCAGACAAAATTGTTGTGCCAATTAAGTCAAATGAAGTTGCACCAGCACCCCCAGCCGCCTGTGAGTTGAGAATCCCTAAAAGTGTAAAGCCCATTAGACCACCGCCACATTTCCTATTAGTAGATAGCTATCAGTTGCCACGCACAATAGCGTTGCCGCTGAGTATTGCAAACCAATTGTGAAGCTACCTGATGTTGTTGATACTTCTGCTCCAGCCACGGTTGCCCCGCTTGCCAAAACTGTCAGCTCACTTGAACCCTCTGCAATAATGTCCACCCTGGCCCCCACAGCAAAATCAGTGCTTGCATCAACTGTTACAACTGTAGCAGATGCGCTAGTGAATCTGATTGTCTTGCCCATGTCAGCTGTGGTTAGAGTCCGTGCTGTGGTTGCATCAGTAACAAAGCTTGCCAGCGGGTTGTCAAACTGACCTTGAATTGGTGAGGTCACGCCGTCTGTGTAGTTCAGTTCTGCCGTGGTTGCCGTAATGCCATCTAGGACATTCAGCTCTGCCGCTGTTGCGGTGAGATCTGAGATTGCTCCCACATTTAGACCAGTAACATTAGCCGCCGCAATTGTGGCTGTGTCAATGTTGTTGATAATGCGGTCACCGTCAATAGTGGCCACTGTAATCTGTCCAGTGATTTGTGAGCCAGCAACTGTGCCAGTGAATGTGCCCAGGTAGGTCCGATAGTCAGTGACATTAGCCAGCGGGATTGTGGTGGCAGATGCTGGGACAGATACCTGAGCCAGTTTGAGCTGATAGATACCTGCATCAGTCTGCACCAGAGCTGTTGGAGTTGGAACTATCGCTGGTGTTCCTGCAATCACCTTGAGCACAATGCTGTTGGCTGATGGATCAAGCTCAATAACAATTGTGTCAATTCGTGGGTTAGTCAGGTCTGCCGCTGTAAGGGTGAGGATTTCCTCAGCCGTGTTCTGGTAGTAGTGACCACGCACCATAGCCTGGCCAGACTTAGCCTTGACCTGCATGCCTGTAGAGTCTGCATAGACCTCTAACTCATTTAGAGCATCTGGTCTGACTCCCTCTCCAATGTTTCTTGCCCATTGTGAGAATTGTGTTTCTGATGTATCTACATTCTCAAAAGGCCAACTTGATTGTGCCATCATCCCTCTATTTCATAAGTGCCACTGATGTCAAAGTGGTCATCTGTGGTTAGTGTCTTTGGTGTGTTGTAGCTAAATGGGTCTAGCTGTCCGTTGGAACCTAGGTAGCTCAGTGACATGACATCAGAGCCAGCCGCAACTGAACCTATAATCATGTAGATTTTGCCAACGCTAAAGTCATAGTATTGACCGCTGGTGAATGAATAGGCACTGTTAGTGGTGTAAGGCAGAGTTACATAATACTGTCCAGTCCCAAAGCTAACCACGCTACTAAAGTCCACATTGATTGTGAAGTGCACTAGGTTTCCAATGCGGTTGAAGCTACCAATGATAGTGTCTGGGGCAAAGACTGGCGGGGTTCCACCTATGGTCCCACCCTCAACTGGCCAGCTGGTGTTTATACCGTAGCCGCTATTGGATCGCTCTAGGTTGCTGATTCTGGATTCATGGTTCTGGTTGCTTGCCAATAGCTTGGCCTCAAACTCCACGCCAACTGGAGTGCCTACTGTGGCCCCAATTCTCACGCCATCCTCAGCTACCTGGATGCCAACCTCAGTGACAACAGCGGTTGCCTCAATGTTGTTTGCAACAATGGTCACGGTGTCACCTAGGAACCAGTCAACTCCATAAATCATTTTGGTGTCATCAGTTGGAGTCACTGCCATTTCAACAATGGTCTTGCCTAGGTCAACAAGTAGCTCATCACCAGCGGTGTTTAGCTCATCAGTGCTTTCTGACTGGCGGGCATCATGGAAAACTTCAATCCGTCTAGCCCAGTCAACCTCAGCGTTTAGTGAGTCAGTGCTGGTGCGCTCTACAAAGATTCGGTTTTCAGCCTCACCTCTACCAGCAACAATAGCCCTGGTGACTTTGGCTGTGCCGTAGCTGTAACTTGAGTTTGACAGCTGGCGGTTCTGAATGTCCATCCTGATGGTTGCACTGCGGTTGACAGGCTCATAAACAGAAAAGTCAATTGTGCCGTTGCTCTGGCTAGTGCGGTAACCAATCCCGCCAACCTGTGCCAAGTTATAGAACAGCTCTTGCAAGGTTTCAAATCTAGCTGTGGCGGTTACGGTTGAGCCTCTGCCTTGGTCTACCTCAACAGATAGGTCAATGATTTGTCTAGCCGCTACAGCATCAGCACCAATGTTGGCATTGATGTATTGCTTGATGACAGTTTCAGCGGCTCCCACCCTGACATCCTGTGGGATTGTCTGTGCCGTAACATCTGCGGTGGTAGGCGTTGGATAGGCCAAGCGCTCTGACAAAATGATGTCATCACTAGCGCCCTCAATCTGCCAGGTTCCATCCACATTGTCCATGGTCTGATTTAGCTTGGCTGTGAGCGTTGGTCCTGAGATTAGTGTTTCCCCGTTTGGTCCAGTGACTAGCAAGCCATAGCCAGGCAACCTCAACAGCTCACCCATTGGGTGTGCGTAAGGCAACTGCAATGACCATGTGCCAGTGTTGTTGAACCTGACCACCATGGTTGCGCCCACTAGGTCCTGAGCAAGGATGACACCAATGCGGTTTAGGGCTCTATCCCTTACCTCAAAAGTTAGGTCCTCAACCCTCATTAGTGAACCACCTCAAACAGTGGTGAGTAATCTAGGCGAACCTCTGCGGCTGTTGTTGCGGCCACACCGTTCACAGTGATTGAGCTCACACCTGGGTCTACCCTGAACAGCTTTGGCGCTGGGGCTAGGATGCTATAACGGTTTGTGCCTAGGTCATCCACCACAGTTCCCGTGGCTGTGTTGACCGTAATGGTTTCACCATCTGCTACAGGCTCAGTGAAACTAAAGCTCTGCCCGCCGTAGGAAATCTCAACATCTGAAATTGGGCCTCTGACATACCAGACAGGATAGGCAGGAACATCACCAGCGTTGTCCACGGTGATAACACCAAAAACCTGTGAGCTGGTTAGCTGTAGCTTTGTGAGCTGTGGCAATAGACCACGCCCAGTGTTTCCAGTGGTGACAACAAATTCCTCAACATCATCTGATTCCCAGTAAGGCTGAGGGGCTTGGAAAGACAACACCCAGCGGTTCCACACTAGGCCAGCATCAGAACCCCACTTAGATTCAGCACCGCCTACATAGTGGACTTGAAGCTCCAGCACCTCACCAGTTGAATAGTTGGCATGCAAGCTAGTTGGCCCGCTAGTGTCTTGAAGTATCCTGGACAATCGCCTGAGCTTGGTCTGAACATCATTTCTGTCAGTGCCAAGAATTGTCACCTGGAGGTCAATGTCACGGACTCCACGCTTGCTGTGCCTGAACACGCCACCGTCTCCAGCGCTGGGGTCAATCCTGACCTGTGCTGGTGGAATACCAAACCCCATAAACTCTGGGTTCAGCACATAGTTGCTGTAATCAAATGTGATGGTCTGCCCGTTAGCCCCTACTAGGGAATAATTTACATTTACCAATTGGCTACCACCTTAGCTCTGCGCATTGCTTGGAATAGGGCTTGCTCACTGTCAATTGAATTGTTTGGGGCTGCATAGTAGTTGACTGCTCCACCGTTGTTCTGGGATAGTCCCATCATGGATTCAAACCTGTTCAGCGGGATCACTACCTCTGGACCTGCCTCACCAATCAGCGCTGAGGTTGGACCTGTTACCAATCCACCTGAGGCAAATGGGGTTAGTCCTCTTTCTGCAACTTGGCTGTTTAGGCTATCAATTGCATCAGTCAATTCCTCAACTGATTTGTCTAGGCTAGGCAGAGCGGTGAAGCCCTTAGCTGCTAGGTCAGCAAGCATCCTGTCAGATACAGTGCCACCAACTGTGGTTTGCATACCTGCGGCGTTAGTGAAAGTTTGCTGTCCCATTAGCTTATCTAGGACTTGCTGCGTTGAACCACCAAAGGCATCTGACAGATTGCTATACCCAGCTTTTTGTAGTGAGTTTATTGTGTCAGTAAATTTGCCAACATCTAGTTGACCGCCGCCAACTGTTGGAACCATTGTTGAAACGCCATACCCGCTGTAAGACTGGAACAAGTCACCGTTTTTGTCAAAGACTGCAAACAGCCCCTCAACGGTTTCAGCCATCCTCTGCACATCAGCCATGCTGATTTTTACAGCCTCAGAGATTCCGTCTGCCAGCATGCTTGGGATGTTAGTGATTGTGGTGAACTTAGTCTCAAGCGCATCAATGGTGTCATCCATGACTTTGGTTGTTGCATCCCCTAGCGCCTTGGTTGCGCTTTCAACGGGGCCAACCATTTCATGGATTCCGTAGGCAAGACCCTCACCAATGTTGTTACCGTAAACGGTGAACACCTTTGATGGTGAGTTGATGCCTAATAGATTCTTGAATGTGTTGACAACTGTGTTACCAATGCTGGAGATAGCTTCGCCAACCAGCCTAGGGCCGTTGGTAACAATACCTCTGACTAGTCCTGAAATTAAGTTGAATCCAGCTTCAACAAAGCTTGCAACAAATCCCCCAAGGGTTTTCAACATTCCTGGAAGTAGTTTTTGCAACTCAGAATAAATGTCAGGGGCTGCCCTGTAGATAGCCGTGACAATTCCAGTGAACAGTTCAAACGCTGCATCTACCAGCTCAGGAATCATGTCTACTAGGGTGTCCATGATGACTGGTAGCAGGTCAATGATTGCCATGATTAGCGGTGGGATGATTAGCGGTAGAGCATCCACAATCGCCGTGAAAAGGTCTAGCGCCGCATCCAGTAGCTCTGGCAACAGTGACAAAAGTGTGTCAACCATTTTTGGCAATAGGTAAATAAGCGCATCAATCAGCTTTGGCGTGATCTCAATCACTGCCTCAACTAGGCTGTCAAATAGGTCAATGGCTGCATCCAGCAACATTGGAATCATTGACACCAGTGAATCTACCATCTGTGGCAACAGCCTGGTGATTACGCTAATGAGCTCATTCACTATTGTCTTGAACTGAGTGATTAGCCCTGGCAACATTGTGTTGATAAAGAAGTCAATTAGTGTTGGCAGGAACTCCACAAACGCATCAATCATGGCGGGCAATGCCTTGAGAATTGCGTTGAAGATTGTCAGCCTAAATTCTGCCATGGTATCAAACGCACTTTTCATGGTGTCAATTAGTCCACCGTCAGTGAAAAAACGCTTGATGCTTGCAATGGTTCTGTCAAACATGGCACTGATGTCCAGGTTGCCAATGCTGAACTGAGTGGTTACCTTTGCAAAATCCTCAGCCATAGGGGCAAGGAAGTCAGCAATAACCTGACCAACAACTTTAGCCTTTTCCTCAACTGGTGCAAGAAAGGCGATGATGCCTAGGAAAAAGTCTTTGAAGTATCCAAAAGATGGACCCAATAGGTTAGCGCCTACACGCTGAATTGCGGCTCTCATGTTAGCAAACGCACCAGCCACAGTGTTGCCAGACTCTAGCGCCGCTCCACCTAGGTTAGTTTCTAGGGCTTCCATCAGCATCTCAGAGCTAATAACTCCATTGCTGGCCATGTCAAAGATTTGACCAGCGGCTACACCAGCGGATTCACCCAGCATTTGATAGATAGGGATACCACGCTCAGCAAGCTGGCCCAAAACATCATTCTGAGCCTTGCCACTTGTGGTTGCTTTGTTGAGAATCGCACCCATCTCATCAAGACCAGCGCCAGCAATGTAAGCGGCATCTGCGGTTGTCTTTAGATAGCGGGCTAGTTCCTGCCCTGGCTTTACGCCAGCGGCTACAGCTGAGGCTGAAATTGTAGCGGCATCAGCCATACCGTAAGCGGTCCCACGCACAGCACTGAGGGCGTTGTCCATAATGAGGGCAACATCCTCTGTGGTGTTACCAAGACCCAGTAGCTTTGCTTGAGCTTCCTCAATGCCAGTTAGTCTCTGGAATCCACTGGCTAGTGTTGCACCAAGTCCAGCGGCGGCAACTCCAGCGGCAACCGTGGCAACCTTGAAAGCGCCTTTGATTGCTGAGGTGAATCCGTCTTTGAACTTAGAACCAGTGCTAGAGCCTAGGGATGAACCTACTCCATCAATACCATTTAGCTCTTTGGTCAGGGCGCTCTTGAAGCCCTTGGCTACAGGTATCAGGGTCACATAGGCGTAAGCTTGTTCTGCCAATCTAGGTCTCCATCTTTAGCTTTAGTGAGGATTGCTCTTGCATCCCTGCGGATTTTTGTGCCCTTACGGACTGTCCCTGATTCTGACCAGGGGCGTGGCCATGGCTTTGGTTTCCTCTTAGAGTTCACCTGAGCCAATAGGTCATAGGTTGCAGCGGCAATGGTCCAGTCATAACTAATTGGGTGTTGCCAATCGTTCTTGGCTGACTGTAACCAGCTGGTTGGGTCCCTAAGTAGGACTGCAACCAAACTGATTACCTCACTCCAGGGAACCGTAGTCCCTAGTGAATCCAGGCCTAAACCAAACCTGGCTCTAAAATCATAAGTAAATGCGGGCTTATAGTCCTCTAGGATTTGGAGGACTGCAATGATTCCCCCAGTGGTGCACCCTGTGTCCATCCGTTCATAGCCTCTGTGAACTCAGCTAGGCTCATGGTGTCAACTAGGGCTAGTCCCTTTTCATCTAGGACTGATTCCAGCATGAACCACATTTGCTCATCTGTATCCATTTTGCGAACCTTACGGATCACGCCAACAGGCAAGTTAGTGAAAGCTGGTAGGACAATCTTTTTTCCATTGTGTTCAATTGTGTAATTCATTACGGCTCCATCTTTTGCGGTTGTTTGCGGCGGGAGTGGGCCCCGAAAGACCCACCCCCTATTTTACCTGATGACCGCCGCAATAAGGTCACCAGGAACTTGCTATGCCTCTAGGCTAGAGAACCACTTGGTTACAGTGGTTGAACCTGCATCTGCGTAACCAGTGATGGTTACTTCGTAGCCCACAGCTTCGCCTGAGGCAAGTGTGCGCTGTCCCAGAGAGGTAATCTCACCAGCTGGGATGTAAATGCGCTCAACGGTTGCACCGTCAACAACATCAATGACAAATGACTTACGGCCACCAGTGGTGGTTGGGTCAATGTCAAACTGTCCAGCGGTGTTGGCTGAACCGTAGTAGAGCTCCAAAACAGCTTCACTGGTCTCAATGAAAGTCATTGAAACTGAGTAGGTTCCCTCAGAGGTTACTTCACGGACCAATGAGCCGTTCTGCCATGCCCTGATCTGGTTGGTGGTGCGGTCAATGCTCTCAGCAATTCCGTCAGCTGAGACATAGCCCAAGTCAACAAACGCTGCATCTAGGGCAGAGCTTGAGGTGGTTGGTGCTGAGCTTCCAGTTGGGGCCACATAAACTGCGCCCGTGACTGCAACTCTTACTAGGTCACTATCTAATGCCATGTTATTTTCCTAACTAATTAGTTGAGGTTTGACCCTCTGTTTGTTACGGCGTATCGCATGAATCTGCGCTCGCCTTTTAGGTCTGTCACATCCTGAATGGAGGACTGAACAGATGTTGCCACAATGGGATTTCCATCAGGCAAGTCATCAAAAATCGCATCAACAACCAGAGCCAATTCCTCAGCGGTTGCAAAGCTTGTTTCGTAAATGTTGATTGAAACAACAGAACTGGTTAGAGTCTTGCTGTCTCTACTGCCTCCATCACGCCTCAGGATGACTTGTGAGGGACTTTCATCAGCTCTTACACCTACACGGGTGTCTGTGTATCCCTGAGCCGTTAGAGCGGCGCTTAGCCTTGCAACCAAGTGAGCCATGATGTCACTAAAAATTACGCCATCAGACATTAGCTAAATTTGCCTTTCGCTCTGAGCTTGGCTCTTTTGGCAGCCAGCTGATTCTTTGTAAATGTTCCACGGCTTCCACCAGCTAGATCCAAAGCCCTAGATAGTGCGCCTGTGTTTGCTTCATCAAAGTCAGAGCCTCTTGCTACTTTTACCCTGACCCTAGTCCTAGTGACTGATGCCTCTAGCTCTGAGCCTGGTAGGGCCGCTTGAACACGGCTCATTCTTGTAGTCAGTTCATCTTCAACGCCCTGGCTCTTGAGCATTTCACGCATGCCTTTGGAGTTGAGATAGACCTTGATTTTAGCCATTGACTTCTCTCTGTAAGCTCACGGCTGTTCCTGGATTCCAGTTGCCTAGTCCGTTGCGCCAGTCAAAGGCTTCACCGTCTAGGACAAAGCGCTCACCTCTGACTACAAAAACATCATCATTCTGGACATCAGTGCCGCTTGGTAAAAATACATTTAGACCAGAGGTAACTGTGACCTCTCCAGCGCCTACAATCTTGGAACCTGTCCTGGCTCCCACATAGGCTGTGAGCTCAATCTCTGTGGTTACAATGATTGGCTCACCATAAGCATCAGTCCCGCTGGAACTTTGTCGGATTTGGGTAATTGATTCCATAGTTGCCGTTCCCTAGGATTGAAGTTGAGCGGAATGAAAGGCCACGGTAGTAATCTGCAACCTTGATCTCAGCTGGACTCATCATTACCTGAGCACCAACAGCCCATGTTGCATAAGACTGTGAGAATGGGCCCACGCTTTGCTGGGTTACACCAGCGGCGGCATCTGGGCTAATTGAAAGAGTCCTGGCAACCATGCCAGCGACAACAGCAACAACATCATTTGGGATGTTAGCTGAACCGTGCTCATAGTTGACTGTCACGCCCCTGAGGTCACCCAAGTCATAAAGGCTTTGGTGTCCGTCAAATGTGTAGTCAATGTCTATGCCGTCAATGTCCTTGACTGAAACAACTTCAATCACTGGCCTCTGCACCAAACGGACAACTCCATCTTTAGGGAATAGTCTCACGGTGCTTTCATTGACCTCAAACTTTTGGACAGCTCTCTGAACAAACATTGCTGAGGCATCAGCCAAATAGGCGTTAGCTTTGGTAATTTCTGCGACAGTCAGACTGCGCCCCAAACGGGCTTCAACATCTGCAATTGTGGCCAGTGCCATCAGGACCTCTCTTTGAAAACTTTGGGGTGTGTGGCTGAGGGGCCAGCGTGAGCCAGCCCCCCAGCGGTTAGCCTATTTAGGCAGATACATACTTAACAACAGCCTCAGACTTGACAACCTTTGCACCGTAGACATTCAGTCCACGCACAATGTCAGAGAACTTGGTTGGGTTGCGT